GCCCGAACGCGATCACCTCCGCCGCCGTCATCGGCACATGCGAATTGTCCGATGCGATCCAATAAAAATCCCCGGACCAGGCATCCGGCGCAACCATCGCCATGGTCGCTGCCGCGTTGATATTGGCCCGGCTCGCATCGTCGATCTGATAGTTGTGACCCGCATAATTGCGTCCGGCTACGATCAGAGCAGCGAAATGCCCTTCGAGACGTTGAGCCGCCTCCGCCCGCGCATCGTCGATAGTACGGGTATCGCTTACAGAAATGGTTCCATCGAGATTGTGAGTGGTGATGCGCGAGCCCATCAGAACGAAACCTCCACACCATAAAAGGGCATTCCGTTGTTGGCTGGCGCCAAGCTGCCGGCGTAGCTGTAGAAGGGGTCGGGAAGTGCTGGCGGAAATTTCAGAGCCCAGCCGAAAATTTGTCCGGTATCGGTTGTGTTCGTGATGCCATAAAGCGTCTTTGACGCCAGCGTGGTTTGACCGTTGAAGCCGCGCATGACCGGCGAGCCAGACGTAAATCTGCATCCCGGCCAATAAAGGCCGGGCGGTTGCGGCGAAGGCATATTGAGCCAGGCCGAGGCATTATCCCCGGTGACGCCCGTGGAATCCGCCGGGATACCGGTCTGGCTGGCCAGTAGCCGGTTAGGCATCGCATTCACGGGCGAGGTATCGTAGAGGCCGATATCCATCGTCACGCCAGTGGTACCGCTCAAGGTCACGAAATTCACGTGCAGCTTAACTTTCGTGAACCACTGCCGGATCCACACGCCGGGAAGGTTGAGGGCGTCCTGACCGGGATTTGTGCTGGATGAAACGCTCGATCCCTCCAGCCAGGAATTGGTGTACATGCGTCCGGCCGGAAGCCCCCAATCCATAGCACGAACATGCGCCGCGGGATCGGTCAGAAACACCGTCACCGTGCCGGAAAACGCCGCTACCTGCGCCCCCGCGTTCGATGATGCAATCGGCGCCGCTGCCCGTGCCAGCGTCTTTGCCGCAGCGGTGTAGACGCCGCACGACACTTCCCAATTGCCACTGGCGTCCTGCACCACGTACACACAGACATTGCCATCGCCCACCGCGGACCCGAACGATTGAAACCCGCTCGGTGCTGCACCGGCCAGCGTGATCAGCGCTGCGCTTTGCGCGCTCGATGTGTCTTTGACACGATCCGCATAAATTGAAGGCATATCAGGCGGCCGACAGCACCAACGCGCCCGGCGTGCCACCCGCAAAGCTGGCCACAACGCCCGACGAAATGACCTGTGCAGCCACTTTCCGAACCATGCCGCTGCCCGTACCGCTGGTATTGACCGCGGTTGCGCCGCTCTTGACCGTGAAGCTGTCCGCTACTGGCGATACGACATCCAGAAGCCCGGTCAGATTACCTTGGGAGACGGCCGGGGCTGTGCCGCCAAACTCGGTGGAGTAGACAACCTTGTCGCCAGCGCCGTACCCGTGCCCTTTGGCCGTGATCACGCCGGGGGAAGCCGCCGAAATCGTGGCCGGCAACCAGGGATAATTGCCAAGATAATCCCACATCAGGAGATTACCGCCCGTCGCCGCGTCATAAATGCCAAGCGCAATCACCGTGCCCCAATCCGCCGTCGGCTTCGGGAATGTCATCGCATTCGCATTCGAATTGGAGGATGGCGAAGATCCGGCAGCGGCGTTCCAGTCCGCGCCGGCGGTCGCCACGCGGGCATAGGACCCGCCCGCGACTTCGGTGAAACCAGTGCCGTCATCCGCGCCGACCGCGGTGAATAGGGCAATATAGCCTGTGGGCAGGGCCCCCATGGCCGTCTTGCCGACGATGTGATCAAGCACTTTCTTGGCGGTGTAGTCCGAAAAGCCGGTCATCGGTTGCTCCTTCAACAACAAAAAAGCCCGCACGAAGGCCGGGCAGAATGATCTAAGTGTCTGAATTCAGCCCCACGTCAGCGCCTGCACGGCACTGGGCGTGGCGGCCGCTTCCACCTCTGTCATCAGGGTGGCCAGATGTTCGCGCGCGGCATCCTTCGCGGTCTGGAAATCTTGCAGCGCGACCAATGCCTGCGCCGCCGTGTGATCCAGCAGCGCCCAGGTTCCCGCGCCGTCCTGACACCAGAGTTTTCCGCCGGCCAGCACAGCCTGCGCCAGATTGCTCTGGTCGATATCGCTGGTCGGATAAAGATGGGCCGACCCCAACGCCGCCGAACTCACACCAGCTCGCACGGCGGCGTCACACGCCGCATAGAGTTCCGTGGTTTTGAGCCGCTTCGCGGTTTCGAGATCGGGCCCCGCATTGACCAGCGCGCCATCTTCCACCCGAAAGAGATAAAGGTCCTGCAACAGGCCCGCGACCTGAAGCACATCCTCGCTCGCGTCCGTCACCTGACCGGCAAGGTCATCTTCCGGGCACACACCGGCGCGCAACACGCGGCCGCTGGACTTGTCGTAAACTGCGAAGGGCGTGTTCGTCACCGTTTCAGCTCCGTCACCGTCATTAACAGGCTGTTCGACGTGCAGGTCGCATCGTCCGAAACCGCCGTCACGGTATAGGTCACGGCATGCGCCACACTTTCCGTATCCACGATTGTCAGCGCGATCGGCTGATAGACCGTGACGCCGGACCCGCCCGCCTTCACCGTACCCATGATGTTCACCGTGGCGCCGTCGATCCGCTTGATGGTGTAGGTCACCACCGGCGAGTGCCCGCCCTGACGGGTGAAATTGTCCGTGATCTGGATCAGGACTTTGGTATCGCCCTTGGCAGTATAACTGCCGTTCAGCAGCGTGGTTTCCACCGTGCCGATGGTCTTTGGCGCCGAAACAAAGATCGCGGTATTGGTGACGTTGTTGTTCTGGATGTGGTCGGTAATCACCACGTTGTTGGCGATCACGTTGGTGGCGTTAACGGTGCCAGCGTCGAGTGTGCCGCCAAAACTGCCCGTCTTGAAGATCACACTCGAATTCGTCAGGTCGACAACCGTCTTGCCGTCGGCGCTGCGCAACACCCCCAGCGTCAGCGTGCCCATATCGGCTGTGATCGACTGTAGCGAGACAACCGACATCTTCTGCGCAATCACCGAACCATCGACAATCAGTTCGGCACCCGATGCGCGCATGAGGCGCGGATTAGCCAACACCACCGCGCCACCATTTGTGATCGCGTTCGACCAGAAGGCTGCACAGCGAAACGAAACAAAGGCCGCGGTGGCGGGCGCCGCAACGATCTGGTCCACATGCAGGGTCAGGTTCGCTGGCGCCGGAACACTACGAAAATCCTGACTGCCGACTGCGCAGAAGCTGTTCGTAATCGCCGCCTTGTCCTTGTCGTACCAGACGAGCCAGACTTCCGGCACACACGTCGCACCGGCAAGCGCAACGATATCGAGCGCAACCCGGTAATTTCTTCCCGGTTCTACGGGAATGAACAGCGAGCCATTGTGACCCACCACCTGACTTCCCGACGCCGAACCGTTCACCGGATATCCGTTGCCGTCGCAATAGACACCCTTGGTGGCGTGCATCGTGCCAAGCGCCCAATGCGTTGTGGTGTACGTCACGCCGGGGTTGAAGATGCCCCAATAATCGAGATCGCTGAAATCGGTGTTCAGCAGCATATTGCTGGTGTCACCGAGATAGAGCTTCGACCCGGTTGCGGCACCGAACTTCAGTTCCCGGGTGCCGACAGCTTGGGCCGCGATGGCGCCAGCTTCGACGCTGTCTGCACCCATATTCCGCGCATGCACGCCGCCATCGATGATCAGGTCGGAATCGGCCGCGCGATTACACTGCGGATTGACGTAGAAGGCTGTCCCGTTTGAATTGGCATTGTTGATCCAATCCAGCCCGAGCGAAAACGTGCCGAAAACGACGTCCGGTGGAGCGGTAACGATACCCGTTATTGTCCCGATGGTATCTGCCGCAGGGGGTGACGCCTGATAATTTGCGGCCGCGGTTGCAACATTGGAAAAACTGACGACGTTTCCATCCTTGTCCCGCCACGCCACGTAACAGAACACGGCGCCATTGAAACCGGCGGTTACCAGATATTTGCAGCCCAGGCGCCAGCTTTTTCCGGGTTCCGCGGGGAAACTGATATTGGGTGCGATGCCCCGATTGGGCTCTGCAAATGTCCCTTGCGCGACAATCTTTCCGGCCGCATCGACACCCAGTGCCGCCAGTTGCGCCGCGGTGGTGTCGATGAAGGTGTAGATGCCGTTGACGGCCCAATAACCCGGGTCCCTGAACAAGGGATCGGCCACCATGTTGGTGGTGTCGCCGATGTAAACCTTCGACGGCAGCACCGAATAACTGCTGATGTCGGCGCCATCGATCGCGTTCGTCCACGCCGTGCCATTCCAGCGGTAGAGCTTGTTATCGGTCGACAGCAGAACGATATCGGTGCCGCTATCGTTCGGCACCGGCAATGCGGCGACCTTCAACGGCGGATTGATACCGGCGGCGAGCTTGGTCAGATCGACGCTGGAATCCGTCAGGCTTGTGCCATCCAGCGCCCGGGTCCAGCCGCTTGCACCATAACGATAAAGCTCGCCATCGGTATCCAGAACGAAGATATCGCCGAGCGTACCAGTTGCTGGCAGTGCCGGCCCGCGGCCAGGCAAGGCATTCGTGGCCGGGATCAGACCCGTAATGTCGGACCCGATCAGGCCCGTGACATTCGCGGTCGTGACTGGCAACCAGTCGGACGAGGTGGTTTCGCGTGGCGAGCGCGGGCGATAGCGACCCCGCGCCTCATAGTCGGTGCTCGGCAGAATGGATTCGGAGATATCGAGAAGTCCGACATTCCAATAATCCGTTACACCGCTGAGAACGATCGCCGCTGTCGATGCCAGCCGGACCTGATAGAACACGCCGTTGACGTCATCGACGTCCGCGTCCCACTGCAAACGGATTGCTGCCCGGCTGCGGCCGTTGTCGCCGGGGATCGCGACGGCTGAGACCTGCCAGCCTGCAATCGCCTGCGCCGGCGGCGGCACCAACAGAAGCGGCCCGTTCGAGACCGGTTTGTAATCCGTCGCCGGGTTCCAGTCGTAATCGCCCGGATCAACTTCGACGAGGACAAGGCCGACATCGAGATTGTCCTGATCCGTGCCGGTATCGACGCGAAAGCTCTTGGCGTCATAACCGTTGGTGGCGCTGGTCCAGGCGACGATATCGCCTGGTTCAAGCATCCAGAACGCGGGCGGGGCGACCGCCGTATGCTTGCGGAATTTGCGGCCCTCTTTGACCGCAGAGCGCATCAACCGCTGCACCTGCTCCGCATAGGGCACAAGTGTGTATTGCACCGAAGCGAGCAGTTCGCGCCCGCCATCCTCTTCTTCCAGCGTGGGATCGATATAGGCGGGTGCATCCTTCGCCGCCCAACCTTCTTCCGGTTCGGGATAGGTGGCCGAACACCCGTTCACCAGCTCGCCCAGCGACGGAAACATGTCGAAGCTTTTGGCTTCGGTAATCAGCAGATCGTCATCGGTGAAGGCAAAGACCGCCGCACCCGCCGCGCCCGCATACGCCTTGTAGATGCCACCGATTTCCGCGATGCGGCCATTGCAGGCCATATCAAATGCGTCGATCAGATCGGCCGGTGTCATGTTGACCGGCACTTCGGCGCCGCAGCGGTATTGCGGCTCCTGATCGCCAGCGCTGTTGTCGACCAGCAGATCGCATTCATTCATGGCGGCGAACCATGAATCGGTCGGCAATCGCGACGGGGTCATGCTCTGCAGTCCGTAGAGCCACTTCCCGTCAAACGAGATGCCGCGCAGCACGTTGTACTCAATCACCTTGGGATTGAGCGTGAATTCCCATGTGGACGGATCATCGAAGCGATGTGTGCCGCTGCCGCCGGCGGTGCTGTCTTTCCGCGGGTCGTAAAACTTGGCGCCGTCACCCGCGAACTTGAAGCGTGGAAAGCCGCTGAACAGATCGCTGTTCAGCCGCGCCGTCATAATGACGTAAGCGACACCCTTGCCGATCCGGCCGGACGAATAGGGATAATTCAGGTCGCCGCCGAACTGGCTGGTCAGCCACGGATCGGCAGCCGTCTGCGTCCCGTCGCAAAACTTCGCCCAGAGATAGTCCTTGCCATCCTTGCTGAATTCGGAAATCGGCGTGCCATAGCTGGTCGCCGTTCCGCCGCCCGGCCAGGTAACCAGAACATCGTTCACCCAGATCTGCCGCAGCGCCGTGATCGGCAAATCCGACAAGGATATGACCATGGTCAGATAGGCATTCGGGGTTTTGCCGTCCTGCCCCCACGTGTTGACGTAGACAAGCGAACCGGCCGTCGCCGAATAGCCGACCAGGAACGATCGCGGCAGGTCGCCGCCAAGCTGAATCGTACCCTTGATGCCGAGCTGTTGGGCCGCACTATCCGGCTTCCCGGAAATCGCCTTGGCGATATAAGAGAGCCCGATCGAGGCGAGCGTGCTCAGGGCAAACGTCAATACGCCCTGGATGATCGCGAAGGCGGTCGCGCCGACCGTCGTCGCCGTAATCGAAACGGCCGCCAGTATCGCGGTCGAGATCGGATCGGCATGGGCCTGCGCCGGCAGCGCCAGCACCATCAATGCGGCGACGAACAACAATCTCAGGGTGCGCATCAGCCGACCCGGAAGGCCTTTGCGATCTGGGCCAGCGGCACGGTACCGAACCCATCCGGACCCAGAAAACCAGCCCGTTCACCCATCACCACGCCCAGCGCCCAGCCTGTGACCGCACCCGGCATGACCGCGATATCGCCCTTCTGCGCCAGGCTGGGGTGCACCTCGGTCAGATGGTCCGCGACGAGCGCCAGAAGATCGCTGGCGCCCATCGTCTTCAGCGTTTTCATCGCGCCGGCGGCGGTCGAATAGGTGCCGCGGTACGACGCAGCCAGATCGACGCCGGTCTGGGCGAAGACGCAATCGGCCGCGAACAGGGCACAGTCGTGTTCGCCCCATGCGAAGGATTTGCGATGCGCGGCCGCAACCGCCGCCTGAAGGCGGGCGCGCCAACCCGGAAGCCGTTTCATCAGTAGTAGAAATTCCGCGGCGGTACGACGACGGTTTGTGACGGTGCGGCGCGTTCCTGCCCCCAGAACACCTGCCACGACCCGACGACGCCAGCATCCTTGTAAAACAGGTCGTTGGCCGCCCGGCGCTTCTGGCTTTCGTTGCTGCGCTTTTCTGTGCTCGCCCGTGTCAACTCTCTGGTATGACTTGCGATCGTCAGCGTGACCGAACCGGTCGGCATGCCTTTGCCGTCCAGCGGGATCGGCGGATCGTTGATCACGCATTTGTCGACGAAGCCGACGAAACGCGACGTGGCCGCGGCGACCAGATTGCGGCTTTCGGGATCGAACAGTCCGCGCCAGATCTGGGCCGTTCCATTTTTCACATCATAGCCGCGGACGAGATTGATGACTGTCGCGCTGATATTGCTCAGCGCCACCTTCAGCATGCGCACATCCACGCCCATCGTTAGCGGCACGTTGTCGACACTGACCAGCGTGCCGGAACCCGTGAACGTGTAGACGACCGTGGTGCCGGTTTCGACGTCGGTAACCGGCGCATCCACAACGCCCACGTCGTTCCACAGATTGAGATATTCCGGCACTCCGGTGCTTCGGTTCTTGCCGCCGACCCGGAAGAAATTGCGCCCAACCAGCCTGCCCGACTGCAGTGCGGCGCGCGTGGCAGAATCCAATGAACGCATCAGAGCACCTGAATGGCTTCGAAGGAGATACGGCTGCGCAAGACATCGCTGCTTGCGATGCTCACCGAGCCCGGCACCATGCGCATGACGGCCGCCGGTTTGATCAGCGTCACCGTCGTCAACAGGGCTGCGCCGGGGCGGATATTCGGGAACACCTCGAATTCCACCGTGTAGCCGCTGGAATTGGCTGTCGTATCCTCCAGCACCTGGTGCAATGCCCGCGACGGGCCGGTGCCATAGTCGAAGGCGAGGAAATCGCCTTCGGTCAGTTGATAGCCGTTGGGCAAGCCGGTGAGCGATAGCGCACGATTGTTCGCGTTCAGCGATTTGATCCGGACGAGGCTTGCGCCCAGCACCGCGCCGTCAAGGTCCGCCTGCGGACCCGCCGCGATCGGGTTCCAGACATAAAAGGTGTCGAGCGACCCGCGCAGCGAGTTGATCGAGGCCTGCGCTTTCAGCGCCTTGGCGTGCAGAATGTCATCGGACTCGATCTTGCAGGACCACAGCTCCGGCCCCAGATCCTTGACGATGATCTGACCGGCCTGGGTGCCGCTGAACGATTGCAGGTATATCGGGAAGAAAGATGCCGATTTCACGTACATCTTTTCCATCATCGATGTGCGCGGGAATGTGATGGCCATTGCTACATCGACCGCAGGCGCGGGTCGCCGTTCAGCCGCGCGACCAGAAGCGGCAACACCTGGCGGTCATGTTCCTGCTGGGCCACCGCGATGGCGCTGTGCATTTGCTGCATCAGCTCCTTGTCCGTGGTGCCGGTGACATGAATCTCGAAGCTGGTTTTGATCTGGATCGGCCCACTTGTCCCCGCCTGGCCATACTTACGGGTCTCGTTGAGGTTCAGAACCCGCTCGCCCCGCTTCAGAATGGCGGGGACTTCGTCGCCCGCGATGCCGCCGCTGTGCAGGCGCGGAGCGTTGTCGAACAGGCTTCGCGGCACGCGGCGCGTGCGGCTTGAATAACCCGCAATCGCGCCGTCATGCGCGACATTCGCCACAACTGTGCCTGCATCCGCATAACTGCCACCGCCGCCGCCACCGAAAATTGAACCGAACACCGATCCGAGCAGTTTCCCGAACAGTCCATCACCCAGAGTCGGATTGTTCTGACCGAACAGCAGATTTTTCAGCGGATTGAGCGCGCCAAGCTTCAAGATCTCGCTGTCGATATCTTTCAATGCACTGACTGCAACGTCGGCAAACGACTTCCAATCATACTTTCCGGCGTCGATAAAGTTGGAGAAATCGCTCGCGATATTGTCGAACATCCCTTCCAATTCGCCGCGGTCGGCATTGGCAAGGTCGATCTGTTGTTTGAGGAATTCGGCCTTGGCTGCGTTTTCGACCAGCTTCCGGCCTTCATCGCTCTCAAGGCTGATATTGGCCGCGAGAAGCCGCTGTTTTTCGCGCAGCACCGCCAGTTCGACCTGGCGGGAAACGGAATTGTTGGTCTGTATCTCCAGCTCTTGCCGCAGAGAATCGAGCTCGCGATTGCTGGATTCCAGCTCGGTCAGTGCGCGGGAGCGGCGGGTTTCGTCATTGTCCCGCACGCGGGCCGCGGTCAGAACGGCAATAATGCGCGCCAGTTCGGACTTTGCCTCGCCCTCGGCCAGATCGTGCGCGATGCGCAGCGGCGCCAGCGCATTCTCGATGCGCAGCTGATCCGCGGCCTGTTCGGTGGTGATGCTTCCGGCGGCGATCTGGTCGTTCAGGTTCTTGCGGGCGGAAGTCTCATCGCGGAGTTGGGCCACCTGCTTTGCGCCGTTGAGCGCCGCCTTGCCGATCTGCGCGTCGAGCGCCTGGGCATTTTCAAGCGACTGCTCTTCTGCTCTCAACCCGGCGGCGCTGCCCTGCAGATAGGCTTCCGCGATGGCCAGATTGGCGCGCAAGGCATCGGTGTGCTTTTCAATGGATTTGGCGGCCTGGGCATAGGCCAGCGCACCGGCTTGCTGGATGCGCACATTGGCTTCTGCGGCGGTGATGACTTTGCCGCGCAATTGCAGCTCTTCGCGCTGCTCTGCGATCGCCCGCTTCTGTTCCGGCGTTTTGGCGGCCAGCGCCGCGATTTCAAGCTGATGCAGCTTATTCGCCCTGGTGGCGGGATCGATGTAAGTGTCGACGGCACGATTGTAGGCGTCCTGCGCCGTCTTCGCATCGGTTAGTGAGACTCCAACCTTCTTAAGCGCCGCCGCGCTTGAAACGAGATCGTCGATATTCTTCTGCGCCGCTTTCAGCTTGTCATAATCGCCGAAACCTTCGATGGCGCTGCGAACCAGCGGGCCTGCCGCTTTGGACAGCGTGACGGCGGCGGCATCCGCTGCGGCCGCTTTGGCCTTCTGCGTGGCCTCAATGTCGGAAATCGCACGGGGCGCAATGGATACCGGTCCCGATTCCGTCACCACTGTCTTGCCGATACCCGCCCTGGCATTCTTCAGTTCGGCTTCCAGCGATGCTTTCTGCAGCGTCAGGGCCGGTGACGATCCGAATTTGGACAGATTCTCGACCGCGCCCGAGACCTGATCCTTCACCCATTTCCAGGCATCGCCGTACCACGTGGTCTGGTCGGTCGCTTCCTTCAGGGTTTTGATCAGCGCTTCCTGCAGGATTTGTTGCGCCTTCGCGATATCGTTCGCCTCGACATTGCGCGTGATCAGTTGTGCGGTCTTGTCGTCGAGCCCGCCCAGGCTGGCCAGCAGCTTTTCGCCGCTCTTCGCCGGGTCTGCGAACGCTTTGGAAAGGGCGTCGCGCGCCTGATCCATATTCGCGCCGGTCTTATCGGCAAATTCCTTGGTCAGCGAGATCAGGCTACGCAGGCTTTCCTCACCCACCGTGCCGGTGCGGGCAAAGGCGGTCTCGATCCCGCGCGCAACATTGACAGAGATGCTGTCCGCCTTTGCCGCACTTTCCGCGATCGCGTCGAACTGTTCCCGCGTCAGGCCGGATGCGCGACCCAGAAACTCCGTCGCTTCGCCGAATTCCTTGGCCGCTTCGGATGCACGGCTGAACGCCGCGACTGCGACACCGCCGAAGCCCGCCGCGGCGACCGTGGCGAGGCCGAGCGGGGAAATCAGGAACGACCCGATCATGCCGCCCACGGCCTTCAGCGCGCCTACGACGCCGACCTGCTCGCTGGCAAAGACCTGATAAATTTGGCCGCCCTGCTGTGCCAGGATGCGCAGCGGCGCCTGACCCATGGCCAGACCGCTGATCACATCGTTCATCTGGAAACCGAGGTTCCGCAAGGCGTACGCCGAAACCTGTGCCTTCCCACCCACGGCACCCAGAGCCTTTGCGGTCGCGTCGAACCGCTGCCGCGCCAACGCATGTGCTGCCGCCTGTTCGTCGACTGTGATGACGCCCTGTCTGAACAGCTGGTTGGCGTCGGCGACTTCGGCGTTCAGCCGTTTTTGCGCGACACCAAGCGGATCGATTTGCGCCCGCAACAGGGCCGCGCGCTGCGCCATCCCGGCATAGGCGCTGTTAAACGCCGCGGCGGAAGCCTGTGCTGAACCGGCACCACTCGCCGGATTGACACCCAGAACTTCATTGAACTTGGTCTGGTTCGCGGCCGCAACCTGCTGGCTGCGGACTTTCTGGACCAGATCGTCGTACTTGGATTTCTGACGCTCGATCGCCGCCGTTGCCTGGTCGATGGACTTGCCGAGCTTGCCAAACGCGGCATCGCCGCTGGTCTCGATGTCTTTCAGGTCGCGCTGGACTTCGGCCTTCCCATCCATGCGGATGGTGATGGCCATATTGCGATTAGCCATGACGGCGCGTGTTCACGTGTTCAAGCTGTTGTGGCCGCGAACCATGATTGCCTCGATCTCGGGCAGAAGATCGAGAAACAGATGATTGGCCGCGTCCATACTTTCGGCGAATGCGATCGCTGCCGCGAAGTCCAGTCCGTGTGCGAGACTGATCAGCTTCACCGTACCGTCCGCGCACGCAATCGCAACCGTGTTGCAGCGAAGCTGTCCGGAAAGATTCTCGATCGCTGCCCACGCGGCAATGCCGTCCGCCGTCTGCGGCCGGTTTACGACGTACGCGCATTCTTCGCAGCGCGACGGGCACGCTTTGCAATAGTCCTGGCCGCCGTTTTTGCCCTTGAAGTGCCACGCTGCAAGGGCGCGGATACGTTTTTTTCCGCGAGCTCTTCGAGCGCCGGTTCGACATAAAGTTTCTGCACCGCGTCAAACACTCGCCAATTTGCCATATACTCGGCAATGACATCCGGCGTCGCGGCGATCTTGTCGCCGTTTTCGTCGCCCACCCCTTCCCAATCCACAATGCCGTGTTGAGCAAGAGTCACGCAAAACCGAACACGACCTGCGGCGTCCGCCAGCGCATCAGGGATTGGCTCACCGTCAAAGGTTGGCATCATATCGATCATGGTTCGCGCGGCGGACTCCCGTGCGACCAGGATCATCGCCATGGTCACTGGTTTGAACTGTGTTTTCTGGCCCGGCAGAATTTCGAGCCAGAACGGCTCGGCAGAGGACGTTTTGAGCTTAAGCATGGAACCTCAGTAGGAAGGTTTGTCGTTGATCAGGGTGGCGGTGCAGGTCTTTGCCAGCACCGGATGCTTCGCGGCCTGCCAGTCGAAGCTCGCCTGAATGCCACCCGGCCCTGTGACCGGCGTCTTCGGCTTGGGCAGGAAGGCATAGTGGGTCACGATTCGCAGCTTCTTTGCGGATGTGATCGCCCATTCGTGCACGAATTCGACCGGTGTGTTGTTGACCGCGAGATCGATGAAGGTCGTATCCGCGAAGCGCATGTCGTTCTTGCCGGTGACGGCGATGACACCCGGATCGACACCGGCGATGCGGCCGTCAGGCCGGATGACCCGAACGGGATCGAGACCGTTGGCATAGTTGTAAGTGCCACCGGTCAGGTTCGCGAGCGGCACACCATCACGTGAAACCTGTGCGCTGAAATTGGTGAAGCGTTCGAGCACAAGCTCTGTCGGCGTACCGGCCGAAGATGTTTTCGCCTTCTTTTCTCCTTGCGCAATCAGGCTGATCGTGGCGTTCAGATTGCCGGATGTTTCAAGCTGGATTGCCAGCTTGTCCGCCGCGACACCGAAATTCATGCCATAGCTCGGCACATCCAGAACGCCGACCTCGACCGCCGCGGACGGCAACGTCAACCCGCCGGAGGTGAAGACGTGATTGTAAGGGCCGGTCGCGCTGCCGCCGGAAAGGGTGGCGCCTGATACCGTGGCATTCGAGCCGACATCCGCCGCCAATGTCACGCTGTTTCCGCCAACGCCGATCGTGTCGGACACGATATCGATGGTCTTGCCATCAACATTGAGCGAATAGGACTGGGATTTGAGCGCCGCCGTGGTGCTGGCATTGAGCGCAATGACCGCATTTGCCAGCGTCTCCGCCAGCGTGGCACCGATCAGGCATTCGTCCGCGCCCGGGGTGGCGGACTTGAAGGTAAGGTCAGCACCGCCGATTGTGATAGCCATGGCAGTGGCCGGCTGATCGGAGAATTCGATGCTTCCGATTGCGGCCGTCCCTTGGGT